CTAGAACTAGGCCGAAATCTTTATTAAATAAGCAAATTTATATTTTTGTTCAATCGTACTATTATTACTTTATAGGAGGTGTTATGAGTGCCTTGTTATCATCCCATTTATGCCGTTAGGATTGGTACTAAGGAAAACGGAAAAGCCGATTTGAAGATGCTTGGTTATTCCCCAGATGACTATGAAACTTATGTCGAATGGCATAACCATCGCTATCCTCGCTCTGCTCTCGTTCTGCTGCCCTGTGGTCAGTGCATCGGATGTCGCATTGACTATTCAAGGCAATGGGCAAATCGTTGTTTGCTCGAACTTAGGTATCATGATTCTGCTTGGTTCTGCACGTTTACCTACGATGATGATCATGTTCCCCGTACTTACTACCCTGACCCTGAAACCGGTGAAGCTATTCCAGCTTTGACCTTACAGAAGCGTGATTTCCAACTTTTGATGAAACGTATTCGGAAGAAATTCGATAATGATAAAATTCGTTTCTTCATGTCCGGCGAGTACGGTTCACAGACGTTTCGACCTCATTATCACGCCATCTTGTTTGGTTTGCATCTTGACGATCTTCATCCCTATAAGACCGTTAAGGAAGGAGGTGAATATTACACTTACTACAACAGTCCCTCGCTCCAAGAGTGTTGGCCTTATGGCTATGTAGTTGTTGGTGAAGTTACTTGGGAATCTTGTGCTTATACTGCTCGCTACGTTATGAAAAAGCTGAAAGGAAAGGAAGCTAAGTTTTATTTAGATCACAATATTCAGCCTGAGTTTTGCCTCATGTCCCGCAAGCCTGGCATTGCACGCCAGTATTTTGACGAAAACCCCCATTGTGTTGAAGAACAGTATATCAACGTTTCTACGCCGAAAGGCGGCAAGAAGTTTCGTCCGCCGAGGTACTATGACAAACTCTTCGACATCGAGTTCCCGGAAAAGTCAGCAGAGTTAAAAGCCCTTCGTGCTAAGTTGGCTCAACAGGCCATGGAAGCTAAATTGTCTAATACGTCTCTTAATTCCTATGAGTTGCGAGCCGTTGAGGAAGAGAAACAGTCCAACCGTTTAAAATCTTTAAGGAGGAATTTGTTGTGAAAATGCCTAAGCGAAAAGATAAGCGTGTGTTTAACCGAACCGCCGCTAAGTCTAAGAAAATTAACATTGCACCGAAAATTTTTAGAGGAGGTATCCGCCTGTGATTACTGGTCTTTATGCTATCAAGGATGCTAAGTCCGCGTTTATGCCTTGTACTGTCGATGTTAATGATGCTACTGCTATTCGTAATTTTGAACATGCTGTGCGTCAGCAGGATTCTATTCTTGCTTCTCACCCCAATGATTTCGCCCTTTTCAAAGTTGGCGAATATGATAATGAATCTGGGCATGTTTCTCCCATGATTCCTTTATTGCATCTCTGTGACGCTGCTCATTGTCTTGTAAAGGAGTGATTTAATGCAGTTCAAAACGCAGTATGATGCTCGTGATCGCATCTTTTCTGACCCCGGGTCTCCGGAGCATATCACCTATGCCGGTCACTATGATGATAAAGGCCGTGTTGTTCTTGAGGAATCTGGCCGTGAAAACATCTATGATTTCATCCAGTCCTACGCTGAAAGTTGTGATATCCACGTTCTCATGAAACGCTATCAGAATGGTGATGTTAATGCTCTTTCTCAGAAGCAGGGTTTCTATGGTGACTTCCTCGACTTTCCCAAGACCTATGCCGAAGCCCTCAATCATATGAATGAAATGGAACGTCAGTTTATGGCTCTGCCTGTGGAAACTCGTGAGAAGTTTGGTAATAGCTTCACGGAGTTTCTTGCCGCATCTGCTGAGCCTGATTTCCTCGACCGGCTCGGAATTAAGAAGGAAAGTGTTTCTGAGACTGTCCCTGTTATTCCTCAGGATGAAATTAAGGAGGTTGTGAAAGAATGAACAGAAACACCGAATCGCATTTTAGCCTTGCTCCGCATGTAGATATTTCCCGTTCTCGCTTTGATCGTTCTGCATCTCTCAAGACTTCGTTTAACGCCGGAGATGTTGTCCCTTTTTTCCTCGACGAAGTTCTTCCCGGCGATACGTTCTCCGTCGATACGTCCAAGGTTGTCCGTATGCAGACTTTGCTTACCCCTATGATGGACAACGTTTATCTGGATACCTACTATTTCTTTGTCCCCAACCGCCTTGTTTGGGATCACTGGAAGGAGTTCTGTGGTGAAAACACTGAGAGTGCATGGATTCCGGAGACTAAGTATACTATTCCCCAAATTATAAGTCCTTCTTCTACAGGATGGGAGGTTGGAACTATTGCTGACTATTTTGGTATCCCAACTGGTGTTACTCTTCTCTCTGTGTCTGCTCTTCCCTTCCGTGCCTACGCCCTTATTATAAATGAGTGGTTCCGTGATCAGAATCTACAAGATCCTCTTGTTGTTCCGACTGATGATTCTACTGTTGTAGGTGTGAATACTGGTACATTCGTGACAGATGTTGCTAGAGGCGGTAAACCGTTTATTGCTTCTAAGTATCATGACTATTTTACATCTGCTCTTCCCTCTCCGCAGAAAGGCCCGGATGTAACGATTCCTGTTGCACAGGCTGGTAGTTATCCGGTTGTTTCTCTTGATCAGTATGTTGATGCTGCTAAGTCTAATGCTTCTGTTGCTTGGCAAAGGTTAGATGGATCGAATTTTACTTTGGTTGATGGTTTAGGTATTGCTGTTGGTCAAAGACCTCGTTCCGGTTCCGGTGGCTTTGATTCTAAGTATTTTTCTGGCTATATTACTGTTTCGGAAGGTTCTAGTGGTGGTACTGGTCTTGCCCCTGCTAACCTTTGGGCTGTTGCCGATGGTAATGCCGCTTCCGCTACTATTAATCAGTTGCGTCTTGCTTTCCAGATTCAGAAATTTTATGAACAGCAGGCACGTGGTGGTAGCCGATATACTGAGATTGTTCGATCTTTCTTTGGAGTAACGTCTCCCGATGCTCGCTTACAGCGTCCCGAATATCTTGGCGGTAACCGTGTTCCTATCAACGTGAATCAGATTGTGCAGCAGTCTGGTACTGAATCTTCCGGCACTCCGCAAGGTACTGTTGTTGGTCAGTCTCTTACTACCGATAAACATTCCGACTTCACGAAGTCCTTTACAGAGCATGGTTTTATCATCGGCGTTATGGTTGCCCGTTACGATCACACTTATCAGCAGGGCATAAACCGTCTTTGGTCTCGTAAGGATAAGTTTGACTATTATTGGCCCGTTTTCGCTAACATCGGCGAACAGGCTATCAAGAACAAGGAAATCTTTGCTCAAGGTAATGACAAGGATAATGAAGTTTTTGGCTATCAAGAGGCTTGGGCTGAATACCGCTATAAGCCTAATATGGTTACCGGTGAAATGAGGTCTGCTTATGCTCAAAGCCTTGATGTATGGCACTTGGCTGATGATTACAAGCAGTTGCCTACTCTCTCGGATGCATGGATTAAAGAGGACAAATCTAACATTGATCGTGTTTTGGCTGTGTCAAGTAGTGTATCTAATCAGTTTTTCGCTGATATCTACGTGAAGAACTATTGTACTCGGCCTATGCCTATGTATAGTGTCCCCGGCCTAATTGATCATCACTGATTTATAGAGGGGGCTTTTGCCCCCTCTTGTTTTTTCTGAAAGGAGTTGTTATAATGGCATTTGGTACTACTACTTCGGCTTATGAAATGGATGGTGTCGGAGTTGGTCCGGCTGTCAATAATGCCGCTGATCAGATTTCAAGTCTGAAAGGTATTGCACAAGCTAATAGTGCTTTTAATGCAGAACAGGCTAAGCTTCAACGAGATTGGACGGAGAGCATGACTGCTAAGCAGATGCAGTTTAACTCTGCTGAGGCCGCTAAAAATCGTTCTTGGCAAGAAATGATGTCTAACACTGCCCATCAAAGAGAAGTCCGTGATCTGATGGCCGCTGGCTTAAATCCTGTTCTTTCCGCTATGAATGGTAACGGAGCCGCTGTTGGTTCTGGTGCAACCGCTTCATCGTCCCTTGGGAGCGGTTCTAAGGCCGATGCAGATACTTCTACGAGTGGAGCTATAGCTAACCTGCTTGGAAGCATCCTGAGCGCACAGACGGCGTTACAGAGTGCTAATATTAATGCTCGAACTCAAGAGGCCGTTGCTGATAAATATACCGCTATGGAACATATTGTTGCCCAGATTTCTGCCGCCGCTGGTATTAAGCAAGCTGGCATTCATGCCGGCGCTACTCGTGATGCCGCCGCTATGAGTTCTTCTGCCACTCGTTATGCAGCAGGTCAGGCCGCTTTGGCTTCTATGTTCGGTTCTTCGGTTAATTCTGCCGCTACTCGGTATTCTGCGGATCAACATTTGTCTGCTTCTAAGTATGGAGCAGATAAGTCCTATGACGCTTCCAAGTATTCTACGGATAAAACTTGGGATAAGAATGTTCACTTTGGCAACGGAAGTATTATGAATCAGCTTGCAGGTAATATTGCATTGTCCATTGAAGGTCTCTTGAATATGATTGGAGGTTAAGTATGGAAAGTATTATCATGGTTTGCTGTTTGTCCCTTGTTGCTGCCGCCACTCTGAAAATCATAAAAGGAATTTTTTCTTAAAAAGCGGCGTTAGCCGCCAAAAGAGACCCACGGTCTGAACGCCGTGGGTCTCCGCCTGTACGTCCATTTACATTAGGCGTACACTCAGCACAGTTAACTCTCTTGATGTTAACTGTGCTGAGTGACACCAAAGGTAACTTTGCGTGTCATAGTAGAAGTTGCTTGCACATGTCTAGAACGTATGCAGTATTTCAAGATAAAATGTTTAGTAGGAGACCCCCGTAATATATAAGTTCCTAAAAAAAAATTACTATATTAGTTCCTAAAAAAAAATTACTATATTAGT